GCCGAAGAAGCGATAACGGCGGGCGACGGCGATTATGTGATCGAGTTCGCTGAAGCGTTCGGGTCTATCGGTAAGGACGGCATAGCGGGCGCTATGGGCGCACCGCTGAAACTTCGGGACTGGCAAAAGGAACTACTGCGCCGGGTCTACGCTCGGGACGAGAACGGCGGGCTGGTCTATCAGCGTTGCCTTATCGGTATGCCCAGAAAGAACGGCAAAAGCGCCCTATCGTCTGCCGCTATCGGACTCTACAGTTTGCTCGGTGAAGGAATCGGCGGTGGGGAAGTCGTTGCGGTCGCCGCCGAGAAAGAACAGGCAAGAATTGTTTTCAACGAAGCAAAGCGTATGGTCGAATCTTCGGAACTTAGCGAGTTAGTCCAAATCTATAAAGACTCGATCTACGTCCCTGCGACTAACTCAGTTTTCAAAGTAGTTTCCGCCGAAGCTTATTCGAAGGAAGGTTTGAACCCAAGTCGTGTGATTCTGGACGAGCTTCACGCTCATAAGAACCGCGACCTATATGACGTTTTCAGTTTGGCTATGGGTAATCGTGGCAAGATCGGGCAACTGGTAGCGATTACGACTGCGGGAACTAAGACCGACTCAACGGGTGAAGATTCAATAGCCTACGAGCTTTACAACTATGGCAAGAAGATTATTAGCGGTGAAGTAAACGACCCGTCGTTCTTTATGGCTTGGTGGGAAGCCGACCCCGAAGGCGATCACAAAGACCCGGCTCAATGGGAGAAAGCAAATCCGGGTTTCAATGACCTAGTTTCGATTCAAGACTTCGAATCTTCGGTCAGGCTAACTTCGGAAGCCGAGTTCCGAACTAAACGCCTAAATCAGTGGGTCAGTCAGAAACAGGCGTGGCTTCCTGCGGGCGCTTGGGATAATCTCAAACAGGGCTTCGAAATGTCCGCAGACGACGAGTATGTTCTCGGCTTCGACGGGTCTTGGAATAACGACTCGACTTCGATCGTGGCGGTTATTCTGCCGAAGGAAGAAGGGCAACCCTTTAGAGTCGTCCGGGCGGCTTCTTGGGAGAAGAACTTTGCGGTAGACGACGATTCTTGGCGGGTATCGAAGGACGAAGTAACCGCTTGGCTTTTCGATTTTGTGGATAAGTTTCCGCGAATAAAGGAAATGGCTTGCGACCCGTCCTATTGGTTTGACGAGCTTCTGCTTTGGCAGGAATCGGGAATCCCGGTCGTTATGTATCGGAATAGCCCCGAACGAACAGTCCCCGCAACTTCGAAACTTTACGACGCTATCCTAAACGTAAAATTTGTACATAATGGCGACCCGTCGCTCTCAAGGCACATAGATAACTGCGTTCTCAAAATGGACGCTCGCGGCGCAAGAATCACGAAGGACTACAGACAACCGAAACTGAAGGTCGATAATGCGATCGCTTTACTTATGGCTTACGACAGGGCTTCGGCTAGAATGGAAGAACAAGTTATCCCGCAGTTCTACTCTTAGGCAGGTATGTTAGCTACTCTTACGCAAGCTCTCGGTCTAGTCGCTATCGCTATTGGCGTTGGCTTTATCTTTCCGCCCGCAGGTCTGATCGTCGCAGGTATCGGGCTAACTCTTTTCGGCTTGGCTTTAGAAAGAAGTAAATAATGCTAGGTAATCTCTTCGAAGGTCGAGCAATAAGTTTTCAGACTGTTTGGGGCGCTGGGGCAGACCTAGAAGTTCAGAATCAGTCCGGGACGATTATCAACCCTAAGACCGCCTTCGAGATCGTCGCTTTCTTCTCAGCGGTAAGCCTAATCAGCGACACTATCTCGACTCTTCCGCTTGGCGCTTACCGCCGCGAACTCGGTCAAAGGGTTTACCTAACAAACCGCCCTGCTTGGGTAGACCAGCCCGATATCGATTCAAGCCGATCGGCGCACTACCAGCAGGTTCTAGTTTCCCTTATGGTGAACGGCAATTCTTATACAAGAGTTTTTAGAAACAACGCTGGGGAAGTAGTGAACCTAGTAGTTCTCGATCCGACGAAGGTTACTGTAACCCGCTCGGCTATTGGTCGCAAAATCTTCTCTTATGACGGCGAACCTAACGGGCTAACTTCGGACGACATAATCCACATAACAGACCTTCTCGAACCGGGCGCTATCAAGGGCATTAGCCGAGTAGAGAAACTAAAAGAAGCTCTAGGCGTGGCTTCGGCGCTTCAGTCTTTCGCCGCCCGCTTCTTCGGTCAAGGCGCAACGACTCAAGGAATTATCGAGTATCCCGGAAACCTTTTGCCAGACCAAGCCAAACAGTTGCGCGACGGATTCGACTCAGCTCACAAAGGTTTCAGGAGAGCGCACCGAACAGGAATCCTAACGGGCGGCGCGACTTACAAGACCACGACTGTAAACAATGACGCGGCGCAGTTCCTAGAGAGCCGTCGCTTCTCGGTAGAAGAAATCGCCCGCGCTTTCAATATTCCGCTATCTATGATGGGCATACCCGGCACCCAGAGTTACGCCAGCGTGGAGCAGAATGCGATACAGTTTGTTACTCACTGCTTGCGCCCCTTCATAGAGAAAATCGAGTGGTCTTATTCGAAGCTTCTCGCACCGGGAGAGTTTATTAAGTTCAACGTAGACGGGCTTCTTCGTGGCGACTTCAATTCAAGAACTACCGCCTATAACTCTGCGCTTCTAACGGGTTGGCTTTCTGTAGACGACGTTCGACGCTTCGAAGATTTGCCACCTGTAAGCGGCGGTGGAGTTCACCGAGTCCCACTCGCTAACGTCGATCTAGCCGCCGCAGGTCTAGTCGAGCAACAGCAAAAAGTTATTATGGCTAAGACACTTACAGACGCGGGCTTCGACCCCGCCGACGTTCTTGCGAAGCTCGGTCTACCTGCGATTATTCACACAGGGCTACCTTCTACGCAACTTCAGTCAGTCGCTCAGATAAACCCAGAAGATCCCGAAAGCGTTTACTAATGACTTTGCCTATCGAGTCTGGGCGTATAACTGTAGGAACTACCCCTGTTCAAGTAGACGGCTCAGGAGTATCTCCGATTCGTATTTACATTCACAACGAAGAATCGACTAAGACCCTGTATGTAGGAAACGGAAACGTTAGCACCCTAAACGGCTTCGGAATAGACAAGTCAAGCACCCAAGACTTCCTTATCTTTCCGGGTCAGAGCCTTTGGATTGTTTCGGAGTCGGCAGGGCACATAATCAGTTTTCTAAGGATTCCCGTCTAATGCCCTACTACATTACAGACGAAGCGGCGGACTGCTCAGGCTGGGCGGTCGTAGATTCTGCGGGCGAAGTTTTCGGTTGCCACGAAACTAAGGACTCGGCTATTGCTCAGGCGGTCGCTATTAGTCTTGGCGACGACGAACCTTTTATGGGAGAGAGAAATGAATCGGGCGACCCTATTGTTATTAGTGATCTTGACGACACTCTTATTCGTGGTAATTCTCTAATTCGCAAAACCTATAACTATCTTCAGTCGCTCGACGCGGCGCTTTTCATAGTTACGGGTAGGTCTGTAGACGACGAAGCGGACACTAGGCAGACCCTAGACGATCTAGGGGTTTCTTATACCCGTCTAATTATGAATCCCGGCTCTAGCGACGACCAGACCGAATACAAGCGGGCGACCGCTGAGAAGCTTCTCGAAACCTATAACGTTATCGAAGCCGTCGAAAACAACTACGACGCGCTCGCGGCTTACCGCTCACTCGGTATAAAGGCGACTGACCCGGTTGCTATCCCGGACGAGAACTCGGTTAGGGCTATAAATCAGGAAGCCCCCGCCTATATGAGAGCGGCGGCTAGACAAGGACTCCGATACTACGAGCAGGGACTAGCGGGCGACGGCGTAGTCGATCGCACTATTCGAGAAGCTCGACTTATGGCAGACGGGCAAGTTTCTGACGACAAATGGATTCGCATAGCCGCTTGGATCGCCCGCCACCTAGTAGACCTAGATAGCCCTAACGCAAACCCTAATTCAGACAACTATCCTTCGGCGGGCGTAGTCGCTCACCTTCTCTGGGGTAGTGGTCCAAGTAAGACCGCCGCCCGCCGCGCTCAGGATTACGCCGACTCGGTGGTTGCTAGAATTAGAGAACAAGAAGAAAGCGAACGTATGACTGAAGAAAATCGCGCATTACCGGGCGAACTCAATGTCGGCGACTATGTTGCTTGGCTTATCGGGACTGAAGCCTATGCTGGAGAAGTTGTAGCTCTTGAAGGCGATTCTGCTCAGGTTCTTATCTACGAAGAAGAAGATAGAAGTTGGGAATCGACCGGGCTAACTGTTACTGTCCTTATCGCCGATCTCAAGAAGGTCGAACCGCTAGTCGAACCCGAAGCACTCCCAGAACTCACCGAGTCTATGGTTATCCCTACCCGGACTAAGTGGCTAAACGCCGCCTACGCTATCAAGGCGAAAATCGAAGGAATAGCGGACGAAGGACGGGCAAACCCGGACGCTGAAACCCGAACCGCAGACGTGAAGTTCGAGATTCGGGAAACAGGCGACGAAATGACCTTCGAAGGCTACGCCGCAGTATTTAACTCGGACTCTAGCCCGCTACCCTTTATCGAACGTATCGCACCGGGCGCTTTCTCGAAAAGCCTAAAGTCTAGGAACGACATAAAGCTTCTTTGGAATCACGATACGGGAATCGTTCTCGGATCGACTCGGGCTGGGACTCTACGCCTAGTTGAAGATTCTTTCGGGCTAAAGGCTATTGCTTCTCTCCCAGACACTCAGGCTGGGCGGGACGCTTCGGTTCTTCTCAAGCGTGGCGACGTATCGGCTATGAGCTTTGGATTCACAGTTCCGCAGGGCGGGGACTCTTGGGATAAGACGGGCAACGTCCGAACCCTAAACCGAGTTTCGCTTCACGAAGTATCTTTGGTGGCATTTCCCGCATATAGTTCAACGACCGGGACAACTTCGGTTCGCTCACTCGAAGGCGCTATCGACGCAGATACTCTCGCAGACGCTTTGCTGAAACTTGAACTCGGAGAAGAACTAGAAGCCGAGCAAGCAAATCTAGTTACCGAAGTGGTTGGTAAACTAACTAAGACTCCAGAAGTTCAAGAAGTCGAAGGCGACATTTTGGCGCTGAAGAAGAAGAAACTCGATCTACTAATGTTAGGAATCTAATGGCAACGAAAGACGAAATCGAACTAGCGGTAAAACTTATCAAAGAGATCGCTGGCGACCCTAGCGTTGGCGTGGTCAAGGAACTTATCGACGCTATTCAAAGCTCGGCAACCGCGACTAAAGAAGTTCGCGTGAAAGCCGCAGAAGAAACTCGCTAATCGCTCGGCGAGTTCCCCGCTAGCCTTCTAACCCTTTCGGCTGGCGGGGTTTTCTTTTCTCGGTGCTATTCTTTATCCGGGCTAGGTAATGGTTTCGATTAGTCGCTAAGACCCTAAACGGGAACGACTAAGACCAGAGTTCGATTCTCTGCTAGTCCACCAATTCCGCATTACACCCACCATTTAGAATTAGTTATAGGTTCTGAGTCTGCTCGACCTGTATCTGTTCTGAGTCTGCTCGGCAGAAATCCCCTAATCAAACTAACAAAGGAACATTATGTCTGAGTTCATCAAAGCTCAGGCGGACGTTCGCAACAACCTAGTTTCACAGATGAGAGAAGTTCTCGATCTTGCTGAAACTGAGAAGCGCGGACTATCTGCCGAAGATCTACAGAAGATCGACCGAATCGAAGCCGACATTGCTTCAGCGGACTCTTCAATTGCTACCGCACAGAAGGTTGCTCAGCGTTCGGCTGAAGCGGCTCAGGCGGCGGCTTCATTTACCCCTACCGCTGAAACTACTAGCACCGACGCAGACACCTTGCGCTCGATCGCTCGTGGCGAAATGCGCGGAACTGAGTTCTCACGTCGCGCGGCTCTCGTGCCAAGCGCCAACACAGTTGGAAGCAGTTTTTATGACCAAGTTTTCCAGATCGCCACGCTGGTTGGTCCTATGCTTCAGACTTCAGAAGTTTTCAACACCACTTCTGGAGAGAACCTAGTTATCCCGACAGCAACCGCAATTTCTGGATCGACCGCAACTGCGGCAGGTTCAGCAATTGGCGAGAGCAACCCAACATTTGCCAGCATTACTCTAGGAGCAACGAAGTTCGGCGCACTAGTTAGTGTGGCTAACGAGCTAGTAGCAGACGCAGGTTTCGACATTACTGCTTACATTGCTCAGCAGTTGGGAACTTCACTCGGTATCGCTATGAACACCGAACTAACAACTGGAACTGCTGGTCTTTCGACTTCAGCAGGATCGGTCGTAACTGGTGGAACTGGCGTTGGCGGTGCGGCTACATACGAAAACCTAATTGATTTGGTTTATGGAATTGCCGACGGCGCTCGCGTGTTGCCGGGTCTTGGATTCCAAATGGCTAAGTCTGGTATCGCGGCGGCTCGCAAGCTCAAGGACGGCGCTGGCAACTACATCTGGCTAGACAACGCAGTAAATGGTCAGCCAGCACAGTTGCTCGGCTACCCGGTTTACGAAAACCCTGCCGTTGCGGCAGTTGGCACTGGCGCTAAGTCAGTTCTGTTTGGACACCTACCTTCATACAAGGTTCGCGTCGCAGGTGGAATCCAGATCGCGCAGTCAAGCGACTACGCGTTCAACACCGACGTTACAACGTTCCGTGGAACTGTTCGCGTTGGCGGTGGCTTGACTATCGCTAGCCACGTAGGTTTCTTCAAGGGTGGCGCAAGCTAAACCTTAGAACCTAGTTCTAGACTGGTAGACCCCGTAAGTGCGTAGGCTTGCGGGGTTTACCTTTGCCCGGTTCCTGTGATACGCTTACGAAGCGGTTTCCCCCTAGTTACCGAAAAGAACCCCGCCGACCTAAAATCGGCGGGGTTTTCGCTATGCTTGAGAAATGGCTAAATCTACGCAAAAACTAAAAGGGACTGTAACGCTCTACTCGAACAGTCCGGGACAGCCGACGGGCTACGGGGTTCAAGCTCAGGTGCTTATTGAGCAAATGAAGCGGGCGGGGCTTGACGTAGCCGCTCAGTCGAATTACGGGCTTGAAGGCAACCGATCGACTTACAGAACCGCCTATGGGGAGATTCCGCATTATGCGCGGGGTAGCGACCCTTATTCGAATGACGTTGCCCCTATGAATCACGCTCATTGGAAGTCGCTAAACGGCGATCAGCCTGACCTGCTTTTAGGGCTTTATGACTGCTGGGTTATCAAGGGCAAAGCTTGGGATAAGCACCCGGTCGCTTGGTGGGTTCCGCTCGATCACGTTACTATGCCGCCAGCGGTCGAAGAGTTCCTGCGGAAAGAGAACGTAACCCCTATCGCTATGAGTCCTTTCGGGGTTCGCCAAATGGAGTCGAAGGGTATCGCTTGCGAGTATGTTCCGCACGTCGTCGATACAAAGGTTTTCAAGCCGACCGCGACTATTAGTGGTGAACCGGGCAGGGAGTATCTCGGCGTGAAGGACGAGTTTGTTATCGGTATGAACGCCGCGAATAAAGCTTCGGGTCTGATTCATAGGAAAGCTTTTAGCGAGAACCTGCTTGCCTTCTCGATCTTCAGGCAGTCGCACCCGGACGCAATTCTTTATCTTCACACAGACCCGCTAGGGACTGCGGGCGGCTGGAATCTTATTACTATGATTCAGGCTTTCGGTATCCCGAAGGAAGCGGTTTTGTTTGCGCCTTTTATCGACTACAAATACGGAATCTCTAATACAGACTTAGCAGGGCTTTATTCGACTATGGACGTATTTCTTGCCCCGTCCTTCGGAGAAGGATTCGGAGTCCCCACGATCGAAGCTCAGGCTTGCGGGGTGCGGACTATCGGGTCGAACTGGGCGGCTACCCCCGATCTAGTTTCCGAAGATTCTTGGCTAGTCGAAGGGCAACCCACTTGGGACGCTTCGCAAGCCGCCTTCTGGCAAGTCCCGCTAGTCCCGTCGATCGTCGCCGCACTCGAAGAAGCGTATAAAGCCGAGCGTGGAGTTTCGAAGAAGTCAGTCGAGTTCGCTCAACAATTCGATTCGGAAACTGTTTGGCAGAATCATTGGTTGCCGACCCTAACTAAATTGCTCAAACGCTAATCAGATAGAATGGGTTTATGGCAATCACTAACGGATACGCAACCCTAGCGGAAGTAAAAGCCGCGCTCAGAATCGTGGATAATCTCGACGATTCTTTGCTGGAAATGGCGATCGAGTCTGCTTCTCGCCTATTGGATTCGTATACCGCCCGAAGCTTCTATAACGCCGGGACTGCGATTCGCTACTTCACCGCGACTAATGATTTTCTAGCTAACATTGACGACGCA